GATTTAAAATTGATAGAAGCTTATTCAAATTCTATGGCTTTACATATTGAAGCAGAGCAGGAATTGAGGAGGGTAGGTAGAGTAATGGTTTACAGGGATGAGGAGGGTAGGCCTAAGCATTCTCAGATAGTACCTATGCAAACTATTTCAAAGCAGGCTCTTGAACAGGCTTTGAAAATAGCTACTCACTTTGGACTAACTCCAAGCAGCAGAACAAAAATATCAGCTCCTGCAAAGCTTGAAATAAAAGATAATGAATTTAATTTTTTTAATGATTAACTATGGAAACAAAACAAAACAAAACTCTTAAAGTAGGTACAGATTTTTCAGGAATAGGATCTCCTGAAATAGCTTTAAAAAATTTAGGAATAAATTTTAAAAGTATGTTTGCTTGTGATTTTGATAAATATGCAAAACAAAGCTATTTAGCAAATCATAAAACAGAAAATTTTTATGATGATATTACTACTAGAAATCATGAAGAAACTCCTTATGTAGATTTATATATAGCAGGATTCCCATGTCAAGCTTTTAGCATGGCTGGAAAAAGGAAAGGCTTTGATGATACAAGAGGAACTTTATTTTTTGATTTACTTAAATATCTAAAAGCTAAAAGGCCTAAATACTTTATTTTGGAAAATGTAAAAGGATTAATTTCTCATAATAAAGGGCAAACATTTGCTGTCATTTTAGATTGTTTAGGAAAGGTAGTTAATAAGCAATATAGTTTCACTAATTATGATGATGGATTAAATTATAATATATATCATAAAGTACTTAATACTAAAGATTTTGGAATCCCTCAAAATAGAGAAAGAATTTTTATAGTAGGATTTAGAGAAGATAAACATTCTTTTAAATGGCCTAAGCCTTTTGAATTAAAATTAAAGTTAAAAGATATGCTTCAAGATAATCCTGATAGTAAATATAATTTAAGTGAAAGAGCTAAAGCTCATGCAACTTATACAGGTAAGAAAAAAGGAGTAGTAATTAATTTAAATAGAGGAGGACAGATGGGAGTAGTATATTCTAAAGATACTGAAGTGATGAGCTGTTTAACAGCTGTAGATTATAAGAATCCTAAAAAAATTTTAGAAGTAGATGATAAGTATTATCTAAGTAAAAGAATGATAAAAGGAATTGAAAAAAGCAATTTCAGGGAGCGAAAACCTATAAGTGTGAATGGTATTTGCAAAACTTTAAAGATTGGTGGAGATACTCCTTGTTTTGATGTAGATGAGAAACATCTAGAAACTAAAAAAAATGATTTATCTAATTCTATTACTACAAGTCAGTTTGATAGTATTATACAGATAGGAAATATAGTTGATACAGGTAATTGGAGTAATCCTCAAAGAGGGAGAGTATATAGTAAAGAGGGAATATGTCCTTCTCTTAATTGTATGCAGGGAGGAGGATTAGAGCCTAAAATACTTGATGATAAAATAGTAAGATTAGAAGATTTAAAATTAAAAGTTAATAAAAGAGTAAATGAAACTCCTAAAGAAATAAATGAGTATTTAAGAAAATATAAAAATGATAGTATAAAAAATATAGCTAAAAAAATAAATTTGCCTATAACTAAAGTAGAGCATTATTTTAGAACTGATAAATCAAGAGCTATTCCTGATCCTAAAACTTGGAATAAATTGAAATATATTTTAAAATTTGATGATACTTATGATAAACAAGTAACAGAATTTGAAGAAAAATTATCTGTATATGATACTACAAAAAGATTATATGATACGAAAGGTATATCAGCAACTTTACAAACTAATGAAGGAGGATTTTATAAAGTAAAAAAAAGAATAAGAAAATTAACT